TCTGGACCTACATGAAAGGCACTAACACTGTCACGGCTGAAATTGAATCAGGAAAGGATCGTCACACAATCCTCAAGAAAGCTGCTATTGAAAGCGGCAAGGACAGACAACCAGTGTTGCGCAAATCCAAAGTCGAAAGCGGCAAGGACAAAGCACAACTGGTACGCAAACCAACGATTGAAGGCTGGATTAGCAATAATTCATTCGATACAGCCCAACTCATCAAGCGAAACACAAAATGGTTTTACTTTGGTGGTCTTGGCGTTCCCGTTCCTATCATCTTCCTCGCAGATTATACATTTGCATTGAACAAACATTATGCAAACATTCTCAACAATTTTGCTAAGAAAGAAGAAGATATGGAAGTGGTCATTACCAGCGTTGGACAATCAGAAGGCACCAAAGCCCACTGGTCAGAATTCCAGCAAAACGAATATTTCCGAGGTGAAGTTGAAACAGATCTTATTCTCGTAACAGCTCCATTCCGGAAATTCTCCCGTATGCCAAACATTTCTGCCCACATTGCTCACCGCCGAGACCTTCACCAACTTCCTGGCAAGAACGCCATTCTTGTCGTACCAAACGGCATTGCCTCCAACTGGTCATGGCATGAGAAATTTGGAAACATCCAAGAGATTGAAACCAAAGAATATTACGACTTTGGAAACGTACTCCTCAAGGGTGAATCCATTGTTCTAACAATGAACTCAGCACCAGGCGATTGCGGTGGAGCCCACATTCTTGACTCTACCTCACAAAACCATCGCTTCATTGGCATTCACTTTGCTGGTGATGGTGGCATTGCATACAGTGTACCACTCACCATCGAAGACATCAATGAGACCCTTGGACGCGACATCCGCAACAGCAATTACAAAGAAAGTGTTCACGCTCTCGTTGATCCCCAGGCTATTCCCAGTGTTGCCGGCAATGTCACTCTGCTAGGCAAACTGAACGACGCACCCCAGTGCCCAACGAAAACCAAGATTGAAGCCTCCAAAATCTTTAACAAGATTACAGAGACCAAAGTCGCACCTGCAAAGATGAGTCGATCTCTTGCCATAACTCAACCACTTGGCAAAGGCATCCAAAAACAATTCGGACCAACTGAAGCTTTGGATGGCAAAATATTGCAAATCGCAACTCAAGATTATGCCAAAACGCTGGCAGCATTCCCAGTACGCAAGGAAGAGATCAAGGTCCTTGATTTCGAGACTGCTGCTAAAGGCGAAGAAGACAACGACTACATCAAAGGCATTAACCGATCACGATCAGCAGGATATCCATGGATTAACCAGGCCGGCAACGGTAAACGTTACTGGTTTGGTGAAAACACATGGACACTCGACTCTGCCGCCGCACTTGAACTTAAGGCTCACACTGAAGAGCAAATTGCAATCATGTCACGAGGAGAACAAGTTCCCTATCTCTTCGTTGACACATTGAAAGATGAGACCCGTTCGCTTGAAAAAGTTGCTGCTGGCAAGACAAGAGTTTTTGCTGCCGCACCAATGGATTTCATCATTGTGTTTCGCCAATACTTCTTGTGCTTCATTGCGCATATGATGAAACACCGCATCCGAAATGAAAGCGCTGTTGGCATCCGAGCTCAATCTTATGAATGGAGTATGCTTGCCAAGAAACTTCAAACCAAAGGCAATGATGATTGCTGGCGATTTCTCCAATTATGACGGTTCACTCAACGCTGAAATTCTCTGGAACGTCCTTGACATCATTGAATCATGGTATTCACTCTCT